GTTTATATACTACCAAGTTAACGGTGTTCCCCGTAGGTAATCGCCGCTATTGTGTAGTCGTACGCTCAAGGTTTCTCCTTGGCTCGGGCCTCGCGGCCGTCACAGCACGCTGCACGACCGGGTTATTGAGAGCACCAGCAAATGGGATTGCGTCCCACGCTCTGGTGTCCTCACCCTCACACAATCTACTTTGGGTAGACTGGCCGCTTTCGCGGTCTTTTAAGTTTAACGTCCTTACTTCATTGGACGGGGGTATCTTCTTCCTCGGTTCAAGGCGGTGCAATACAACACTTGCAGTGTCAGGCACTAAAGATACAAAATCCTTGTTCCAGACTGAGACCATCATCGTCAATGTCGCTGTGGTAAAATCACCATCTTCGGCAAAGGCGAATATAGGAACAGTGGTGGGATCGTCAGCAGTCACACGTAGTAAGTACACTACGGACATAGTCTTGACGAAAGTTCCACCAGAAACATACAAAGGATTTTTAAGAGACTCATCTCCGGATGAATTCATAGTCACCAGCTCAAGATTGGCACCCAGTAAACCAGGTACCTGTCCCGTGCCAGTGGCAGTCGCAGCTGCATCCCAATAACAAGAGACCAGGAAAATCTGGCCCACAGCATTAGGAAACTGCACATGTGAATATCCCAGAGAAGTGTCCGTAGACTTGACAAATTTGAAGAGTGTAGGAACCTCTCCATATGTCCCCATCCACGAATCATCTGGCATAGGGTCATCAGGATAAGATCCATCCCATTGACCCACCCAAGACAAGTTCTCTTGGTTACTTGGAAATTCAAGCAGTTTAGGCTTATAAAATGCTATCTCATAAGTGACCCAAAGCTCCCCAATAGGTGCATTCTCCACTGGTATTCCGAACGTTGCAAGGTATATCTTGCACATATCGTACAACCGGAGATCCCCATCGGATGCGAGCAAAGGACCAACATATAAGTGAGTGCTAACCGATGTCTGGTTAGGGGCACACTCAATAGGCATTATCAAAGAACACGAGGGTTTGCAACTCCCTGCGTTCTCCATGTTCTCCATACACTGCTTGTTCTCAGGCGGCTCGGCGAGCACATTGTAGTCTGCTGTCATAATAACAGTACCCAGCCCCAAGGCTGTTGTAAAATCAGACGACATAGTTTTAAACTCAACCAACATACCAGTAACACGATACTCTTGAAAATTGGATGCAATATCTGACAACCAAGGGAATAAATCCGGATTACTCGGATTCAAATTCCAGGACTCAAGAGTAAAGGCTGTGGTAGTTCCACCATCAATAAAAGATCCAGAGTTTATATCCTTTATATACTCTCGATTTGAAACAACAAAGGCCTCGCCTTTCTGCATGTTTTTCACTCGAGGGACAGTTCCCGTTAGATCTATTGCACTCATCAAAGAATTTCTTTTGACCTTGTACGCACCAGAGCCCGTAACAGCTCCGTCGGACATCCCGCCTCTAATTGAGCCTCCAAAAACACCTGGAATGCCCCAAGAGACGTCTCCAGAAAGGTGGTAAGCACCACCTCCTGAAGCGACGGGTGCTGCCAACGGGTTAGCGTTCTTCTTACGCTTATTCCTGGCATTGCGCTTCTTGGTTCTTTCCCTCCTTTTGGGCGGAGGGGCAGCGTTAGTACGCTTCTTCTTTGTGATGTAGTACAAGTTTTTGCTTTGGGCTTTTGCTTTCCCATGCTTTGCGTTACTCATCAAAACAACTAGTGTTTATGCCTCCAACCTCTTCCAAACACGAGCCGAAACAGGTAGGAGTAGCGAAAGCATACTCCTTCCCGGTGTAGAAACACATAACTTGCGCAAATGAGGGCACACCCATTGCACAATAGGAAGCAATAACGGGATCACTGTCGTAGTCTCGGTTCCTAGACAACTTATTCAACATGAAATCCACGGCCTCAGCAAACTCTTCGTATATTTTCTGTCCATGCCCAGCAGTCATCACCATCAAGGTCCAAGCCTTGGCTATCGACGCTGCAGTATCTGGCTTTTCAATAATGTACGAAAACGACGCGGCTATTCGCTCTAAGGAGTACTGAGGAATCCAGTGCCCCTCCCATCTAACAATTTTAAAGCCGAGAAAACTTAAACCCTCGGGCGTGGTCTGCCACACCAGGGGATCTAATTCAAGACCAAATAAAGCATACACCTCACGTGTTATCTCTGCTAATTGGTCAGGGGTCTTCTCGGAATAAACTGCTGACAGGCAATCATCTCCGAACAATTTTGCAAAAGCTGCAAGGGCTTGAGCGTGGTTGCCATAAATACGGTAGTACAACAGGTAAATGATATACATATGAGAAACAATATTATCTGGTGTCGTAGAACCCGACCCAGAATTATTTCCTATAATCTTTTTCAATATCAATCCCTGAGGTGTCATAATAAACGACTCTACAGTATTAGCCTCCACCCACTCCACAAATCGTTTCAGTTCAACCGCAGTGAACTTCTTACGAAACTTATGGACAGTACGAAGTAATGGAAGAATTCTATCCCATTTCTTAACATCCCACTCACCATAACGATTAGTTCCGTTGGCCAGCATTTCTGCTACTAGCTGGTCAACGCCGCCATTATACGGATTAAATCCATAAGCGGACCACCAATATTCTTTCAAGGCATCATGCTGCTCCTTATACAGGAGACTTTGCCAGATAAACAAATGCAAGGGAGGAATTATAAATGTCCTTACCTTCCCAGCATCTATCTTACTAATATGATACCACTCTATCTTTCCAGAAACCGACCAAACAGGGATGGACATGGTGACTTCATCGGAAAATATCCAATCCAATATGTCATCATGCTCGAATACTTCATATTTCTTCGATAAACCCATCAACCTGAATGGCAGTCCAGACGCAGAGTCGAAATTACATGTGGCGACAAAATCGTCAATTGTTGAAGCGTTCGTATGGCGGAAAACAATAGTCAACTTGTCCTCAACTGCCTTCCGAACCGCCTTCCAATCAGGATCTTGCTCAAATTTGTAGCATGGTGTCTCATCCATAAGCATTATAGACTTGTCTACTGATGCAACAGTAGGTGAAACACGATAATATTCGCCAGCGTAACCACAAACGCGGTCCTTGATATCTGTCGGCAAATCTGCTACTAGAGGATCTATCTCTCTATATCGAGTATTTATCGTTGTTGGAAGTGGAACATGGTGCTTAGTTTGTCGCACCGGAATGAGATTTTTGTACTTCTTAAACTCACCTTCGTGAGGATAACTACCAAACCAAAGGGCCTCATTAGCATCCTTTATGGTCAGGCGGGCGGCCGAGCCGCCCTCCTTTAGTTTTTTGACCTGCG